ACGACAGCCGAGCGTCAACAGATGCTGTACATGATCTATAACGCTGTTAACTACAGCGCGGGCCCAGGCTTGGCTATCGCCAATGCTGAAGGCTTGTATTGATCATGCGCGAGTGGTGGATCGTCATCTCCATTTGTATCGTCGGCGCCGTCTTGATTTTGGATGGGCTTCTGTTCCCATCGCTTATCCAGAGTCTAGCGGCCGCAATATTGTCGATCCGTCTTCATTGACGTGTCGATTGACGTTGGAGATAATTCAACTGAGTTGAAGGAGTTATAGTAAAATGTCTAAGACTGCTACTAGGCCAAATGTTCTTTCTTTTGCCACCTGGCGTGCCCCTCGTAGTTTACTTGAGGGCTGCATAACAGAAACCTTGAGTCAGATCAATACATCGAAGTCCCTTATGACAGAAATCCTACTGCGTTATGAACAGTTCGATGATGTTGTGAAACTAGAAATTGATCCTCTACACTATCTTACTGCTAGCGATTTTCATCGAGACCTCTCAGTCGTCTCTCTCCTTTCGAAGAGCAAGTTTCTGAGAACTAGTTTTGATAAGACCGCTGTTGCTAAGCAGAAGTACCTCCTTTCGGAGGAGCAGTGCAGAATGACTAACGAACGGGTCTCACACCCTGATCTAAGTGACGAAAACATACGTCGCTTCGTAACGCTCCTTTCTGTAGCGTCTCGTAAAATCGATCAGGTTCTTGGCGATGTCCCGTACGACAAGGTCCTAAACTATGCAGGTTGGGGCCCGGGTACCACAACCCAAGTTAAGGGTGAATGGTGTTCCCATACCAATAAGTTCCAGTCTGAAACTGGATGTACACGCGACGCGCTACCCGTTATTAGAAAGATTCTGCCTCGTTCGTACCCTTTATGGGTGCTGGAGAGGTGGGGTCCCGAAATCGGTAGCAAAGTGAGCTTCGTGCCTAAAAACGCTAAGACAGATCGCACTATTGCCATAGAACCAGGGTTAAATCTCTGGTTCCAACGTGGTATTGGTAGGTCTATCCGAAGCCGATTGAAGCGCGTTGGCGTTGATCTAAGTGACCAATCCGTAAATCAGGAACTCGCGCGTCAGGGGAGTCAAGATGGCGATCTCGCCACGATAGATTTCTCTATGGCAAGCGATACAGTTTCTACCGAGTTGGTACGGCAGCTTCTACCGAAACCTTGGTACGAGTTGCTAAACACATTTCGATGCAAGTGGAGCGAGGTCGATGGTAAATGGCTTAGACTGGAGAAGTTCTCCTCTATGGGGAACGGCTTCACGTTTGAGCTCGAATCATTGATTTTCTATTCATTAGCCTGGGCGTGCTGCCAAGAGGGTGATATCATCTCCGTTTACGGCGATGACGTCATACTCCCCAGTTCGTCTGCGCGGCTCTTTAGGGAATTCAGTGCGTATTGCGGGTTCGAGGTTAATGTCCAGAAGAGTTATTCGTCTGGTCCATATCGAGAGTCCTGCGGTTCGCATTGGTTCCTTGGTGAGCCGTGTAAGCCTTTCTTCTTAAAAGAGAAATTGTCAGATCTGCCGAGTCTTCATCGGTTCTATAATGGTATATCAGCTCTAGGTTTTCCGGAGCTTAAGTCCATACAAGAATTGTTGGAACGGAGCGTACCAAAGTGGCTACGTTTGTACGGTCCCACACATCTTGGTGACGGCGTCATGCATAATACCGCAGACCTATCGGCCAAGAATGTTAGATGGGATCGTCACTTGCAATGCTTCTCCGTGCGCAGCCTTAGATTCACATCCAAGGTTAGACCTGACGAGAGCCATGCTTTGTTACTAGCACGGCTTTACGGCTTAGGTTCAGCTATATCAGCGTCGAAAGACACACCAAGTACTTTGGCTGGGTCTTTTGATTCTGCGTCGGCTATTTCTTA